TTGCCTTAGTTAGCTCTGAAAACCGCTTTTCGAGTTTAGGATTTTGTTTCCGTTCCTCTGTTGCTTTACCTTCAGGCTCTTGATCTTGTCCACTCTCTCCTTCAGCATCTGTCGGCTCTGATTCAGGAGTTTCCTCAACTGCTTCAGCCTCAACAGGAGCTTCTTCGGAAGCTAGACCCATTCGATTCAAAGTCCATTCAGTTAAATTCTCGCTAGTTACTACATTACCAGCTTGCTTTGCTTCTACAACTTGTGCTTCTGACATGAGATTTCCCCAAGATTTTACCCAATGAATCCATTGGTAGATTTAAAACAATTCATTTTTACCACTAAAACTTATTTAAAACAATATTATTTGTAGCCAAGCTCTTTCATCTCTTTGGCACTTAATTCACCAATAGCATGATCTGACATTTTTTGTCCTAGGCTTTCATAAAAAGCCATTGCTTTTTCTTCACTAGGGTAATGAGAATGAATTTTATCTGTTTTGCTATACCAAATACCATGAGGTTTTTCTTTTTTAACTTCAACTTTTTTCTTTGGCTTTTTGCCAGCTTTTTCAGCTAGTTTCTTTTCCATATATGCTTCACGATTTTCTGAGGTAACAGTTTCAATTGCCATGATTACATTCCTTGCATTGGTTGTTGTTGTTCCATAGGTTGCTGAACAGGCATTGGTTGAGGAGCTGGTTGAGCATCCATCAATGGGTTTTGCCCTTGATCTATATCTGCTTGAGCTTGAATGGCAAAAGCATACTGCTCCTCATTTCTACGATCCAATTCCGCTTTAATGGCAGAAGTGTCCAAATTGGCAATAAGCATCCTAACAATCGCATCAATTTCAGTCTTATTCTGACTTGTGATTGAACGAGTATTTTGGTCATTAACCTTAACTTCAGCCATTGTTTCAGTATTGTGCGCTCTAGCAGTAACATCCATGAGCTTACGAGTTGTAGCAGCCTTTTCCTTCATTTCGGTTACAGACTGACCATATTGCAGATTCATTGTTAGCTCTTGATTCTGAGCTTGCATATCCTGAACCATCTTCTTAGCTTGAGCCAACTGCATCTGAACTTGTGGAGGAATGTCTGATTTCTCATCAATTTGAGCCAATGGATTAGCAGCAGCCATGCGATCAGCGATGATCTCTGCTCCTGGGAAGTCCATATTGCGGAAGATTAAATCGCCAGCAGTCTGCATCAATGTAGGATCAGCAGCAAGCAAAGTCATCATAGATTCAACGGCTTCTGTTCGCTTAGTAGCAAAGCCTGGGCCTGTGTCCATTACTACATCATAGCGACCAACTGATACATCATTAAGAATCTTCTCAACTCCATCTTCAGTCGTAACTCTTTGATTTAATGTAATAATTTCAGGCTTTTCATCAGCGCCAATAATACGCATTACTCGTTCTGTATCGTAAATCTTAGGAATCAGATCAAGAATGATGCGACCACAATAAGCAATAGAACGAGTTAAATTGTCGTAATAGTGGAAGTTCACCATATCGACTTGCTGTTGCTGACCAGCAATCGCCTTGCCACTCATATTGCCCTGTGGCAACTGGCTAGGATCATAGATGCCAACTACAGTCATCAAGTCGTTAGACATTCCTTGAGTAGCCGTAACAATGCCAGCAGGAGGAGGCTCAGGCTGTAAACGAGTAGGAGCTGGGGCTTGTCTGCCCTCTGTATCTGTCTGTTTATAACGCAATACAGGCATGGCTTTAATGTTAGCCATTGCCCATTCATTCTCATGGCCTTCATCTTGTCCTTCAGCCATTAACCACTTAGCTTTAGGAGCAAGCGCTACGGACTCAGTTAAAGCTGTAGTCCAGTAGTTATACATACGCTGTGGATCTTTAGCCATACGAACCAAGCCAAATTTCTTATGCTTGGCATCAATTACGGCTGTTTGACCATAAACAGGGATAACTGGGATGTATTTACCAGCCCAATCGCCTTCTTCAAGGATTTCCATTGCAGTTAGCTTGCACCACTTGATCTGTTTTTTATAGGTATCACGCTTTTCAATAATATCAATGCCAGCTTCTTCTAATACTTCTTTAGCTGGCAATTCTTCTTCATAAACGCTTGTTCCATCAGATAAAAGGACTAGCTTTGCAGGAGTGCGAACTGTATAGAAATACTCGGCAATCCGAACATCCTCTTTAGTAACCCATTCAGAATCAGAATCGCCTGTTCCTCGGCTAGTAAAGCCTTGTCCATCATCTTTGCCAGGATACATAGCCCTAAATGTCTTTTTACTAACAACTGTAGTAATCAGGCAACGCTCTGCATCAGAGCCATCAGGCAACTGGGAATTAGGATCGAAATAAACTGTAAATGGGTTATCAATTGGCCTGATATAGATTTCTTGTTCAAATGAATCATCAGAAATGTAATCAGTAGTTACTCGGAAATAGCCCCAACCCATCTTAACTGCGTATTCAGAAGCTGTATCGTAAGCAACATCAGCAGAAGATTGATACTCAATATGACGGCAAACACCGCTTAGAATGTCTGCTAACTTGGCATCAGCCTCATTATTCATTCCTTGAACTTTGATTCTTGGTCGTTGCTGGCGGATTTGATTGCAGATCTGACGAACATAGGCATCAACCTTGTTAATCGTCAAACATGGTCTAGATTCAAGAACTCGGCTATTTTGCACATCAACAGGCCATTGATCCCCAGCGCAGAAGCGCACATCGTCTAGAGCTTCAGCCCTATTATTGGAATCAACATCGTTACAAAGGTTTAAAAACTTCTTTGCATCGTTAATTCGGCTGTCATCGCCTGTATCTTGATCTTGATAATCTGCCATATTTAGCCCATCCAACTGCCCCCAAGGGCATAAGTTTGTTTAACTGGTTTGCGTTGTTTAGGCTCATTTATCATCAAGCCTATATATCGCCAAGCATCAGCGCCATGCGAATAAATGTCATGGAGAGGCTTTTGGCTAAAAGTCCCATGCTCATCAACATCATAGCGATAATGTCTTAGGCAGTTTAATCCTTCTTCAGTATTTTTTCTATCAAAATAACACCGATTGAAGATAGTTCTTGCAGCATTGATTGAGTCGGTTACTGGAACTCTGCCAAGAATCTGAACTTTATGCCCTGAAGCCCTTACGATTTCTTCAATGGATTTCCCTGTTCCAAGCGACTTTGCAGCAGCATCATGGGGAAGCCAAATGGTGTCATACATATATCCAAAGGTCTGCATCAATGCCAAATAATGCTGAATTGTCTTTTGGTTATCTTCAAAATAACGCAATACCCTGATCTCAAAACCTACAAATTGGATGATCCAGCAAGCAGTATTGTCTGCCCAACCAAGGTCAAACACCGCATGAACTGGCTTAGTAGAGTCATAAGGAACATTGGTAATCCTGCCATCCATCTCCGCTTGATCCATTTCTTTAGCAAAGATAGCGCCATCAATGGTATTGCGAGTCATGCCTTCCCATACATTGTTATAGGCGCTCATATCCCTTTGTTGCAGGGATAAGCGCTCTAAATTCAATGTTTCAGGAAACCAAGGATTGTCGTTCCAGTTTACTTTTACAACAACTGCGCTTTCAGGAGGATTCTCAACAAAGCGCTTCCAAGTGTCATCAGTAGGCAATTCAGGGTTAAAACTGACCCAAATCTCCGAATCTTGTTTACGGATTGTAGGAATTAAGACATTCCATGAGTTTGAGCTGGTAGATTGAGCTTCCTCTACCCAACAAATATCAATGCCCTCAATAGACTTGATGTTGTTTGTATTGTTCTTAATGCCAGCAAACAGGAACTCAGTCCCATTCTTTCCTCGGATAGTGCTTTGAGTGATCTCATAGAACGATTCCATGCCCAACTCATAGATCTGATCTGACAGGAGCTTATGAACTGAGTCCTTAATTGAGGTCTGAAATTCACGAGCGCAAAGGATGCGAATAGGGTTTTTTGTGCCTTTGGCTAGTAAAGCCCTGGCAAAACACCATGACTTTGCACCGCCTCGACCACCATAGAATATGCGATAGCGAACCTTTTCAGGTTTGAATAAAGCCTCAAATTTCTTAGGAAACTGAATCCTAGAAATCGCATCTTTAATCTTCTGTTCTAGTTCCATTAGGCTCTACAAAGGTTATTTCCACACCTTTTAGCAAGGGAGCGCCTTCTGCTCCAGTTAGCTCTTGCTTAATACGCTCTGAATACTTCCTTGGGAAGCGAGCTGCCATTGATCTTGACCAAAGACCAGTATTTAAGCGCTCTGTATCTTTGCTTTCGACCATGTAAGCCATAGCCATATCTTCCCACCAAACTTGCTCATATCCCTTGGCAATCTCCAAGGCTTCTCGAAATTCAGGGTGTTCTTCCCTCCAGCGATAGCCTGTAGCGATGCCAACCCCAATGTTTGCAAGGATCTGCTCAGTAGATTTCCCTAGTTTTCCTAGTTCAATCGCCTTATCGCAATAGCTTGCATCATACAAAGATGGCCTGCCTACAGGGTTTGCTGTTTCACTCATTTGCCATTGAATCCGAGTTAGCCTCTGCCTCATCTACATCAGCTTGAGCAGTTGGGCTGTTTTCTACATTCAATACTTGATCCTGAAGCTCCAATGGAACTCCTGGCTGGTTTACTAAAGCGTTAATATCCGCTTCTAACTCGCTTACAGTTTGAGGGATTGGATAAGGCATATATACATTTGGAGCAGTCATTATTCGCTTTCGGCTGTCTTTTCTGTATTCTGCGCCATTTCTTGAGCTTTTGCATCCGCCTGAGTTTGCATGATTGCATGAGCCTGGGGAGTTGCTTGAGTTTTAATCTTTTCAATCAATGGGGCTACTAGCTTGTATTCTCCAGCAGATAGAGCTGCCAGCATGAATTCTACTTCTTGGATTGATAGGTCTTTAAGAGTAATCACTTAGTTTTTCCTTTTGTTACTGGTTTCTTAACTGCTACTTTCTTAGCTGGCGCTTTCTTAACTGGAGCTTTTCTAGCTGGTTTAGGCAATTCGCCTTTAGTTACGACTACTGCTTGTTTATACAGTCTTGGTCGTTTTTTAGGCTTTTCAATAGGAACATCAAAGAAATCAGCTTTTCTAGTGTCTTGCTTGGTAAATAGCGACTTGATCCATTTAAACATTTGCATCCTCCATAAAGCAGACATCCTGCCAGCTCATAATGAGATAACGCTGTCCATCTTCAAAGTATTCAGGAAATTTAAGGTATTCCTCGCCCTTGTCTTTGTTCATAGTGCCAAATCTGACTCTAGCTCCTACCTCTACAGGCATTTCTTCCCTGCGACCATTCTTTACTTTGCCTGGGCCTACAGCGATTACTGTTCCCATGTTATCCACCTCTTTGTTATCAATGTAGATAACTGAGCTGATTTCTCTAACATCAGGCTTCACAACAATTCGGTCTTGTAGTGGTTTAAGGTTCATTCCACCACCTTTTTAGGTCTGCCTTTGGGTTTTGGCTCTACTTTGCCAGCTTCCTCAATTACTTTTCTACGCTTTTCCTTGGCATCTTCAGCGATTTGAACAGTAATTTCAATATCTTGTACCAATGCTTCAAATACTGGATTTGGAGGAACAATGACAAATTCCCCACACCATTCCGTTCCATGTCGGTTTTGGTAAGTAGGGAATCGTCTGCAAGATCCTATAAAGTCATTTCCAGTTGTTAGGAAATATATACAAGAACAGCATCCATCTTTAGAATTTACAACAGCCATCAACTTCTCCGATTAGTTGCTTGGTTAGAAAACCCTTAATGACCTTCACGCATTAGGGGTTTTCGCTTTATTTAGCCACGCTTATGAGTGTAGCAAACACCAGCAGTACGACCAGTATTCAACAAAGAATCTTTGCCTACACCATCTTCTTTGCCCATAGCTACACCACCAGTTTTACGCTCCATGCGCTCACCAGTTTTATCAGAAGAAGTTGCGCCAGCAGGAGCTTTAGCACCAGTTACTGAAGGAATACCCTTCATAGAATCCATTTTGCCCATGTTTATTCTCCTAAGAAATGGGGATTGAGCCTATATTTTGCCTTATTGATTAGCATTGTCAAGCAGTTTAATTAAGCGAATAGCGCTATCAATAGAATCAATTCTGCTTACTGCCCCTCCTCGCCATTCCTGCATAAACTTAATTTGCGGATCAGTAAATGAGGCTTTTGAATCTCGCTTTATTTCAACAAGAACAGATTTACCACGATACCCAATGAGTAAATCAGGGCAGCCCCTACCAACAGTAGAAAGATTGAGAACGCTTGCTCCCAACGCAATAAAGGCATGAACAATGGTTTTTTGGTTTTCATCAACTTTTTTGGCATATTTACTCATCTAGTAATTCTCGGACTTTATCAACGAGATCCTCTTGTGAAATCCCCCAATATCTAGCGAATCCTTTAGCCCCAAGCTGGTGAACTGCGGAATCTCCAAGTCTGTGATGGATAGCGCATAAAGGGATAACAGGGGCAATTTCTCGCTTTCCACCAAATCTTCTGACATGGTGCATTTCAACTGGGGAGTCCTCAATTTCTCTAATTCCGTTGCATCTGCATAATATGCAGCCAATTCTCGCCAGGCGAGCATATAAATCCTTTTCCGCTTTAGTTGCCATCAGAACAACTCCGTTAAATCTACATATTTCCAAACGCTTTTAGGAACATCATAAAAACGCTCACCTTCCGCAACTGCTGTATTTTTAACTTCTAGCATAGGGCTTTTTAATATTTGCTCTGCTTTAGTCCAATAAGCATTTTTAAAATCCCTAGTTACTACAAAAAATAGCGTTGGAAGCTCATTATTAAGCAGTTTTTGCTTTCTTTCAGCAACATGGATCGTATCGTAAGGGCAATGAGTTGATTCTTGAAGCCAGTTGCGAACTTCTACTTCAGCGTAAGCAACCAGCTTTCCATCCCTTTTAATGACTAGATCAACCGCATATTTATCAGGATTAGCCTCTGCAACAACTCCCCATTTCATAGTAAGCCATTTGCTAACAGCCTCTCTAGTCAATGGATCGCAAGCATCATGCAATTCCTGATTAAATTTTTTAGTTATCACCAGCCAAATCCTGTAGTTTTAGAGCCATTTCAATCAAATCAACTGCAATTTGATAAGCCTGATCTTTTTTGCCTTTGAGCATAGCTTCTTCATAATCTCTTGCTAGTTTGCGTAAAACGATAAGTGGTAGTGCGTAATCATTCATATTAAATCCTCCAGTTTGTAGCCCTTTGCTTCTAGGGCTTTGTTAAATTTTCTTAATGCTCTTTCCAATATTTCAGCTATTGCTTGATGGCTAATCCCTTCAGATTCAGCTATTTCACGCAATGTCATAGGCTCATTCATTTCTCTTGTGCCTCTTGTTTTGGTGTAGTTTTTACTAATAATTTATTTTTCAACGCTTCTATTTCAGCTTGTTGTTTTTCAATAATAGTTACTAAGTCCCATTTATCAACAATCAAGCCGTTTTTTAGCTTCTTGCGTAACAGTTTGGCTTCAACCATTCTCTTGTGCCTTTCTTAGTATTGCTCTGCCAGCCTCAATCAAGCAATGGTCATCACTTGAATAAACATCAAACTGCACCATTGTGCTAATTATTTCCTCATCTGTTAGGTCTTTTGGTGTCTGTTTAATAACAGGGTCATAGGCAATAGCACCACACCTAGCGCATACTTTTCCTTCATCTTCTTTTGATGGATTAACATAAAGCAAAGTGCCCACATCAACTTTTTTTAACCATTGAACTATTTTGGATTTTCGCTTTTTAAAAGTATGTCCATATATTTCTTCTGTTTCTATAACTGTTCCAACTGGTTCATTGTTCACTTCAACACCTCTGCTGATTTAAGTTCGCCTGTTTCGCCATCAAAAGCAATAGCAATGTTGGGTTTCATATTGTCTGTTTGATAAGTTCTCCACCAAACTCCGTCTGTATCAATCGAATAATAAGTAACAACATCAGGCTTTGGTTCAGGCTTGATGCGGTATTCCTCATCATCCAGCCAATTAGGACTGCTTCCTATGCACCAATCACACCATCCATCGTTATATTTAATCTGAATCTCAGCACCATCAGCCCATGCCTTAATTAGTTCTGCGTGTTTATGTGGTTTCATTTCTCTTGTGCCTTTCTTAGTATTGCTCTAGCAAATGCCAAAGTGTCATCTTGTGGCAAAAATCCTGTCTGCACTTCCATAGCTATTTTGTATATTTCCTCATCTGTTAGTGTCTTTGCTGGTCTGTAATACTGGCTGTTTTCCCAACCATGCCAAGCCTCACAAACATTCTCTACTAGGTCATAAACTGTATGCCCTGAATCGCTAATGCTTTCATCAAGCCAACGATTAAAACCTTCGTCACTAAACCTCTTTCTATCTGCTTCTCGGTCTTTTAGTGTCTTTGCTGGATGGGTGTAGAGTGGAATATCGTCTTTATCTAGTTTTTCAACGCTTACTCTAGTTTCGCCATGCCGTCTATAGCCCATCCACGCTACTGGTTCATTGTTCATATTGCCCCCTGTCTGCGATTGCTTGATAAGGTGCGCCAAATATCAATAATCCGTTGTTCATGTTGGCGCTCATTGTCTATTTTCTTAAATTGAACATAGGCTTTTAAATGAGCATCTACCGCTTCAGCATATTTAACGCTTGCTAGAGCCTTTTGCTCTCTTTCCGATACTCCGCCTTCAGCCAGCAAAAACGCATGAGCCTTGGCTTGTTTAATGCCTTCTGATAGGTAATTTACTTGTCCAGCCCAAGCAGCATGATCTTCATTTGTTTCAGCGAGCTTCATCAATGCCATTTCAACCCTGTTTTCATCTAATTTATCTAAATTCACTTCCACTCTCCTTTTTCATCAGCTCTATTTCCTTTCAACCATTGATCTTCAAAATCCCTTACCAACTGCCAATCCAACTTACTTTTGTGCATATATTCCCTAAAAACTTTTAACCCCCAAATCCTTCGCCATTTAATGAGCTGCCGAACAGCACATTGATGCCGATACTTTTCTTCATTCAAAAAGGTGCAACCTCAAATTTAAATACTGGTTTATTGACTTTTTTAGCCACAATTTTCCATTCAGGCCGTAAAGAAACAAGATACTGGGCCTCAGTTTTGCTTTTAACCTGGCGAATCATGCCTAGTTCGTCATAAATGTAATAAATCATGCAAACTTCCTTTTCTTATCTCTAGCTTCCTGAATAAATTTCTTCATCTCGTAATAGCTGTTAAAACGAGCTAGGCGAGGATCTCCTCCACATTCGACTCGGTATGCCTCCTCTATCTGCTGATCCGTTCCTAGGGGCAATTCTGTGGCTTTCTGCTGTGCTTGTTGAATCCAGCTTGCCTCAAATGATCTCCAGCCCTTAAAAATGATTGTTTCCAATACTTGATCCAATGGCATTTTGGCTAAATCAGCTTCTTTTATCAGTCTTGCAAGAACTCGATCAGTTACTGGAGCTTTCAATCTTTTCCTATAAATCAAGAAATCATTCCATAAATCAACACTCACTCCTTCAGGAGTGGGAGTAGTTTTTATATTGGTATTGGTCTTGGTAATGGTCTTGGTTGCTAAAGGGGTTGCATTAGGGGGGGCATTGGGATCGCTTTGGATTGGCTTTTCTTCTCTATTAGACCAGCGTTTTTCAGCACCTTTTTTGCCTGATTCCTTAACAAATTGATACTTAGCAATCTCTCGATCAGCTCTTGAATTGTGCCAATTACCATCTTCTGACAGCTCAAAATACTCATTAAGCAAGGTCAAAACTATGGCAGGATTAGATTTAACTCTACGAGCAATCCAAGCCGAATCATTAGGAAAAGGCAGTTCTCCCATGTAATACAAATCAATCATTCGCCTGTAAGCCAAATCTTCCTCATCGGTCAAATGGCTGGTATGGCTTATGTAATCCCCAATATGAAATGGGTAAAAGTTCACAATTAGTCCTTAGAAAAAATATCAGGTCTTAACATTTCTCTTGTAATACGGCCTTGGGAAAGCTCCTCGATTTTGCGAATATGCTTAATTGGAATGTTTGTCCTGGATTTCCA